TTACACCTTCCCCCAATCCTTTTCAGCATTAAAGCAGGGACAAGCCTTGATCCATTCTTCCGGTTCTATCTCACCGTTTCCGTTCAGGTCGGGACTGAGGTCGCGATGTCCGCAGATGCGGCAGCCCGGGTAATCCTTCAATAAAGTGAGAATCAGCACACGCATCGAATGTTTCTGCCATTCGGTACGGGTATCTTTGGGATGTCCCTTGCAGTCGAGTCCGCCTTCGTAGCAGATACCGATACTTTCTTTGTTGAAGCCACGGGTGTGTGCGCCGATGCGTTCGAGAGGTCGGGTCGATTTGATATCCCCATTTTTGCGGATATAAAAATGGTATCCCGTCCCGTTGAATCCCCGCCTGCGGTGGCAGATATCCAAGTCATATTCCGTAAACTCCCTGTCCTCACGTGTAGCGGAACAGTGGATTACTATCAACTTTATAGGTCGCATACGTTCTCTTTCACAGCGCCCGTTGCGTACAATCTTTATTGCTGCATTGCAAGGCTGCCGCTTGTGCAAGTTGTCCCCGCAGTGAAAAGATCTCCGTATGCATTTCCTTCACCCTCGAACTAAGGTCAAAATAATCCTTCAACACCTTCTCCAATTGCTGCATCAGAAAAGTATATTGATCTTTCACCAGTTCGCTGAACTCTTTTACCTCCTGCGCCATGACTTTGCGCTTCTTGCGGCTGCTGCCCAAAAAGGGCAGCACCGTCATAATGATTTCTATAATCTTATCTAACATGAATGTGATTTATTAATGAAGAATACCTTTAAACAGACGGGTCGGGAGTGACACCACCGCCGCCCGGTTTATCATTTCCGCCGTTTCCGTCATCGGAGCCGTCGGTTTCGCCTTCGCCCTTCCCCGCAAGGACGAAATCTACATTATTCTCACTTCGGGTGGCAGTGTGGCTGGTATTCACCAGGTGCAGCGCCTTGTCCGCCACGAAACGGACATTCACCCGGCGGATACTGCGTACCGTGCAATCTTTCTCCTTCTCCGTGCCCTCGCTGCTCAACGTGATGTGGAACGTGCCCAATCCGTCGATCTTCACTTTATCGCCCTGCGTGAGCGACAGACGCAACTGCTCTACAAAAGCCTCGATAGCGTGCTTCACATCTCCCGCTGTGAGCGAAGAATTCGCCTCGATCGCATTCGCCAGCTTATTGACGTCCATAACTCTCACAGTACCCGATTTCTGGCGTACATAATACAACACCTGCGAATCTTCCTGATTCACATACTTTCTGCGCTGATAGCGCTCCACTAATACGTTCATAATTGAAAAAAGTTAAGGTTTAAGTAATAATATTTTCTGTCATTATTGACATTACAAATATACAAAATCTGAAAGGAGAAGTCAAGTATTTTGCCATTTATTTTATACTGATTTTTGAAATAAAACAAGGCACGGATGATTGAAAATTATTGTTGTATAAAATTGAATCTGTCTCACACTGGAATCACTTTTACTTTGCATGTTTCAGCAGAAACTCCAATGGCGGTACATAGTCCGTAATTTTCGTCATTTCCGGATTATGCCCGAAATAAGCGTTCCCGGTTTCCCCGTTGCGTTGTTTGGCTACGATTATAATGCCGAGCCCTTCGGTGGGATAACCGCTTTCGCGGTCGGTCGGTATGCGTGCGAGGGCAGGGCGGTAGAGTAGTAACACGACGTCCGCATCCTGCTCGATCGCTCCGCTCTCGCGGAGTTGTGACAGTTCGGGGCGACCGGCGGGACGGCCCTCCGACACACGGTTCAACTGGCTGAGCAACACCACAGGCACATTCAGTTCTTTGGCAAGCAGCTTGGCCTTGCGGGTGGCTTGCGCCACTTCCTGCTCTCGGTTACGGTTGTTTTGTCCCGTCGTCATGTCGCATAGTTGCAGGTAATCGATGATAATCATGTTGCACTCGTTTCGGCTTTGCAGCAGCCGGGCGCTGCAACGGATGTGTTCCATGTTGACCGATGTACTGTCATCTACGTGTATCGGGAGACGTGCGAGGTCGGCGGCTGTGGCGTGTGCTTCTGCCAGCTCCTGCGTGCTGACTGTTCCCGACCGCCACCGGCGGGCGCTGATCTCACTGGCTGCCGTCAGCCAGCGGTCGGCCAGCCTTTCCCCTTGCATCTCAAGACTGTAGACGGCTACGGCATATCCTGCCATTGCCGCGTTCCGTGCCAGATGCAATGCCATGCCGGTTTTCCCTACACCGGGACGGGCGGCAAGTACTATTAGATCACTGTTCTGGAGTCCGGACGTCATGCGGTCCAGATCCGTCAGTCCGGTGGGAATGCCGGTCACTCCGTTCGTACTCTTGGCGATACGTCCCTCGGCTTCGGTCATGGCGGCGCTCATCAGTGCGTCCATGTCGCGCAGGTGGGTGTTGTGGTTGAACTCACCCTCCAGGCGGTCGAGCAGGTTGTGTGCATCTATCAGCGAGTCGTCGATATCCATGGTTTCGTCCAGCGAACAGGCGAGAAGTTTGTTGAAGCCCAGGATCATTTCGCGCCGCAGGTATTTTTCGTGCACAATCCGGATGTGGTATTCGATGTGTGCGGAACTTGCCACTTTACTGCTCAGTTGGGTGATACCATACGGACCGCCCGCTTCTTCGAGCTTTCCGCGGTGTGAAAGTTCCTCTTTCACGGTGAGGATGTCGATTTTGGTACCCGCCTGATACATCGCCAGCATGGCGGCGTAGATTATCTGGTGGCGTAGCACGTAAAACATTTCGGGGCGTAGCTTGTCGGCTACCAGCGGCATGGCTTCCTGTTCTATCAGGCAGGCGCCGAGGATCGCTTCCTCTATTTCGGGTGCTTGGGGCGAAACTCTGTTTTCGGTATTCATCATTAATAGGTGTATTCGTTCAGGAAAGCTTTGTTCGATAAATAACTGCCGGCATGGAGGAGGAAGTTGACGTTCGTCTGGTGGAAATAATATACTTCGATGTTGTCGATTGCCAGTTGTTGTTCCTTGTCACTCAGCTTCTTCCACTCGCGTTGCGCCTTGGCGATGTTCTCCTTGGGAAGCTGCGTGATGCTGTGGTATTCGTTCCAGAACAGTTGGAACTTCTCGTTGACAGCTTTCTTTTTCTGTTTCCCGGCATCGGGCAGTCCCACCCATTTGTCATATTCGACGACGCGTATGTGCAGGGATGTATTGTTGGGGTGGGGGATGATTTCGATGATTCCCCGGGTGGCAAGTCCGTGCATGAAGCGGAAAGTCTTCCCGGTGGACCAGTGGAGAACGCGGCTCCAGTCGCGGTAACTGAACAGGCTTTCACCTCTTTTGCACGGGCAGTTCTTGTTGCAGCGGTCGTTGTATAGCGTTTCCGAATAGTTGACTTTCATCAGGATTTTCAGGAGTGCCTCTATCTCTCCCTCTTGCAGGTGCGGATTTTCTATCTGTTGTTGCAATAAGGTTTTCGGGATAATGAGAAAACCATGCTTTGTCATGGCTTGGAAATTAAATTTGTTCATTTTGGCTTATTTAAAATTTTCGGTAAAGGTAATCCCTTTGCGTATGGCTTGCAAGAGGCGTTGTGGTGTGTGGATGACTGTGGACGGTTGCGGACTTCGAATGTACTTCCGCTAACTGTTTTTTCTCTCTGCGGATGTTCTCCGGAGGGGATGATGAAACAGATACTCCGTTTCTGTCCGGCAGAGCCTTTGATACAGACAAACAGAGCCTTCGTTCGGTTGAATCGGAGGCTCTGTTTTAGTTGAAAAATACGGTCGTTTTTACGAACACTTTGTGGAACACTTTTTTCCTACTGCAAATAGCTGTATTTTTGAGAGTTATCTTTCTGTGGGAAAAAATGCCGAACGCAAAGTGGAATACATAATAAACGATAAAAGATAAATGATATATTTAAAAATATATAGTTCGATTTTTCTTTTATTTCTTATCCGTGTTTTTGTTTTCTGCTACGCGCTGTACTTTGACCGACAGTATAATGTGGGGCGGTCCCCAATGGCGGTAGATGATTAGCTGCATTTCGGGGCTGATCTCGATCGTCGTGTCGGTGTAGTGCGCGTCGGCAAGTTGTTCACTCAAAGCATTACTTGCTTTGATACAATTACGCATTTTTTTGCTGGCGGACGATGTACTTGCCATTTGAGGGAAGTATGCCACTGCCAAATCGGAAAAATGCTTGAAACCGTTAATGCTGTAGCTTTCGTCAGCTACTTCATTACTTTTCATAAATTTACAATTTAATTGTTTCTTAATTATGGCTTTTGTCTTAAAAACCGCACAAATATATGAAAATATATTTGATAAATAACATGAAAGTTTTAGTTTTTATTTTTGTAAATTTATGTATGTAAATTTTTATATATTGATTTTTTTGTTTTACTAAAGTAAAGTGTGGGAATAGTAAATATTATTAATTAAATTATTTGTTGATGAAGAAGGAAAGTTTTACTTCGTTTATGAAACAAGTGGCTGCCGATTTGCAGCAGAGTGGAAATTTAGGGACTGCTCATGTGTATAGAAGTAGTTTGAATGCGATTCTTGTTTTTCAGGAATCGGAAAGCGTGGAGTTTCGGGAAATAACTCCGGAGTGGCTGAAACATTTTGAGGGTAGCCTTCGTGCCCGAGGGTGTAGTTGGAACACGGTGTCTACGTACCTTCGCACGATGCGTGCCGTTTACAATCGGGCCGTCGATCTTCATCGTGCGCCGTACGTGCCGCATCTGTTCCGTTCCGTATATACAGGTACGCGGGCGGACCGCCGGCGGGCGTTGGATATGGAAGACATGAAGAAGGTGTTTGCCCGTCTGTTGCAGTCGGCCGCCATACCTCCCGGCATGAGGGGTGCGCAGGAATTGTTTATTCTCATGTTCCTGCTTCGGGGATTGCCTTTTGTCGATCTGGCTTACCTGCGGAAGAGCGATCTTCGGGGGGATGTCATTACTTACCGTCGCCGCAAAACGGGTCGTCCGTTGTCGGTGACGTTGACGCCGGAAGCCATGTTCCTCTTGCAGAAGTATATGAACCGTGATAAGCGTTCGCCTTATTTGTTCCCTATTCTCCGCAGCGCCGAAGGTTCGCCGGAAGCTTATCGGGAATATCAGTTGGCATTGCGCCATTTCAATTATCAGTTGGAACTATTGGGAAGGTTTTTGGGATTGAAGGATAGATTGAGCTCCTATACCGCGCGCCATACCTGGGCTACAACGGCTTATTATTGCGAAATTCATCCGGGCATTATCTCCGAAGCTATGGGACATTCGTCCATTACAGTGACCGAGACGTATCTCAAACCTTTCCGGAGTAAGAAAATTGATGAAGCAAATAAACAGGTTCTCGATTTTGTAAAACGCTCTGTGATAGGTGTAAGCGCTTGATTGTAAGTCTGTTACTTCGTAGGTAACGGGTTTGAATATCGGTGCAAATATGAGCATATTTCTTAAAACAACCAAACGAAATCAAACATTTTTTCCAATAAACTACTCAAAAGCGGAACTAGGACAGATAAAACACGTGGATTCTTTGTATTAGGGCTTTGTTAACTTCTAAATATTGCAAAAGGTTTCCCTCCCCTCTGCCGCTTGTCAGAAGCAGGGGTAAAGAACTTTCATCACTTATCGTATCATTTTTCAGTATTGACTACTCCAGAAGAGTAGGAACAAAGGTTTCTCCGTTACCTACGGAGTAACGGGTTGTCTATTATTGAAACTTAGTGTTTAATAATATATTATTAATGTAATTTTTAAGTAGTTATGAAAAGAAAATTTGTAAAAGTGATGTTCTTCGGGGCGTTGGCACTTTCTACTGTCACCTATGTAGGTTGTAAAGACTACGATGATGATGTGAAAGGTCTGCAAGAGCAGATTGACAACATTAACCAGAAGGGGGCTGATGTGACAACAGAAGCAATGAATGCTGCTATTAGTAGTGCAATAGCTAAAGTGCAGGCCGATCTGGATAAGATTGCAAGCAAGGCAGACAAGTCAGCGTTAGATGCATTGCAGGCAGTTGTTACAAAATTGCAAGAAGCTGTAAATGGAAAAGCTGATGCTAGCACACTGGAGTCGTTGAAAGCGGAGTTGAATGAAGCTATTGCAACGGTAGATTCATCCATTCAGCCTAAGATTGATGCAGCCAAAACACAGTTGGAAGGTCAAATTGCGGGACTGGAAACTAAATTGGAAGAAGCTGACGAGGCGATAAAAGGCAGTATTGCAACTCAAATCGCTGATTTGAAAACAGAGCTTCAGGACTTAATGGATGCAAATGCCGCAGAATATGCGAAGTTGTATGCTACTAAAGTTGATTTGAACGCTCTAAGTGATAGGGTTGAAACTCTTGAAAAGATAAAGCATCTTACCACTGACGATGTATTGTCTTTTATACAGACAGATGCGGATGTGAAGAAGTATATCGACGATGAGTTTGTAGCTTTATTGCAGCAAAATCTGGACAAGCCGGAAAGCGCCCTTCGGGCATATCTTGAAGGTGTATTTACCACTGATATTATGACTCAGGTTGAGGCTAAGTGTGGTGAAATTGCTGATACCAAAATGGAGGCTCTCCGTCAGGAATGGACAACATATAAAGCTGAGCAAGGTGAAGATTATAAGGCTATTGTAGAACGTCTTGCTACTTTGGAAGGATATAATTTGTCTACAATGGAGGAACTTTATAATTCCTTGACAGATCCGAAGAATAATACGATTGACAAAGCTAATACATGTTTTGAAGCATTAGGCGATATTACAGATCTGGCGACAGAGTTTGGTAAGTATACCACTACTACAAAATTAGAGAAAAACTATGTGCAGATTGCGGATTTGAATACGAAGATTGGTGAGTATATAGGTAACAGCATTTCTGACCTTGATTCTAAAGTTGAAACTTTGGAAACAAAATTGAATGCTCTTCAATCCGGATTGACCTCTATGCTTAAGAGTCTTGTTTTTGCACCGCAGAAATATGATGCTAGTGGCGAACTGGTTAGAAGTGTATCGTTTGCATCGATCTATACTTCTACTGCTCAAACTGCGGAAGGACCTGTAGTAATTTCTGCTCCGACCAGTGTGAAAGTAAACTTCCGTGTGTCTCCGGCATCTGCCGTAGCTGATTTGATTGGCGAACATCCTAAGTATACAATTACTACGGACAAACACGTCATTACTAGCCGTGCTGCAACCAATGACGGTATCCTGACTGTGGCTAGTGTAGAACAAGCTAAAGATGAAGAAGGTGCAAATATCGAAGGTATGATTACTGTGACTCTGAATGCTGCAACGGCAGTGAAGAGCTATGCTCTTTCTCTTTCTGTAGTAGGAAATAATGAGGAGGGTAAGGATGTTACCAACTTTACTGAAATCAATTCGGATTATTTTGCAGTTATTGTATCAAAGAAGTATATTAATGCTGTTGATTATGCTGCAAAAACATACGGAAGTCCGGAGCTTTTGGTAGATAAAGCCGGTAGCGCTATCAATTTCTATGACGCCGAGAAGAATTCAGAATATATCAAGGTGAAATTGTCTGATAATGAGAACGGAAGTTCTCCTGCTGCCGAGGCTGTTACATTAGCTTCTCTTGGTTTGTCTCCCGATCTCTTTGAGGTGACATTTGAAAAGACTGAATCACCTGTGGATGCGGATTACTTTGTTCTGAATCCTACTACTTATGCTCTTACAGTTAATCAAAGCAAATTACCTGCTTCTAGCAGATATAATAAGACTTGTACAGTTACACCGAAGATAAAAGTAACTACAACTGCAACTAACGAAGGCCAGCCTGTTAAGGCTGATTATACAGGAACTGCTGTTACTGCGAAGATTGTTGCAGAAGGTGTTAATTTGGAATATGCTGTGGCTGATGAGCTGTATTGGAGTAATGCTTCAGCAGCACAAACAGTTACCCTTACATCTGAACAGATTGCTGATATTGTTAAAGAGATCAACAAAGTTACTGGAGAGACTTATGATAACTTAACTGCTGCTCTAGCTGGTGTTGTTGCTTCGGACGGTAATGTATCAACTTCTGACGGAGATGTATCTATTGCTGCATCTGGTAACGATGTGACAGTAACTATTCCTCAGGGAACGGTAGGTGATGCGGCTAAAGATTATACATTTACACCGTCGTTAAAATTAACTTACGATAATTCTGCAATAGTAAACATTACTGTTAAGGTGAAAGTTTTGGCTCCAGTTGTTACAGATTTGAAACTGGGTGCTAATACAATAAATTGGAATGGTACATCTGTTGTAGATTTGATGCCGTCTGCTGATGCTCAGACCATGACTGCTCTGACAGTAAGCAGAAAATTGTCTGAAGTACTTTTGGCTACAGATATCGCAGCTCTCAAAAAGGCAGTGGTAACAGATGAGACAGTACAGTTGAAGATTACTAAGGGTGGTGATGAAAGCGAAACTAATTTGTACCCTGGTACTATTAACTTCGACGACTTTACTGTGAAAGCTGCTGCTGCAACTGATAAAGCAGTATCTTATACATTTAGTCTGTATTATACTCCTAAGGGTCAAGATCCGGTTGTACTCAATGCTAATCTGCTGACAGTAAATTTGAAACCTTCTGTTAAGGTTGCTGGTACAATTACAGCTCCGGAAGAAGAAGCCCGTACAATTACCAAAACTAAATTGACTGATACGTATGACTTGTCTACAAACTTCACTTGGAAAGAATTTAGAGGTGTGACAATATGGCCGACATTTGCTGTTGCAAGCGGTGGTGCTACAACGAATCCTGCAACTGTAGACGGTGCATTGGCTATTTATAGCGGCTCAGTGAAATATATCGTTGCAGAGGAAAGCCGTGCTACTTTCGTGAATTGTTTCAATACAACCGGCTACACTGCTGAAACAGGTGAAATAGCTGCTGATAATAAGACTATCAAGTTGAATGATGTTATCAGAGCACAAGAAGGTGCAATCGTTAATCCTATTACAGTGAAAATTAAAGTGATAGCTACTACAGGTTGGGGAGCACCGGAGAATGCTGAAACAGAATTGACTATTACATATCCGGCAGGTTCAACTAAATAATTAAATATTTAGAAACCGGGATATCGACAAACTTCATTGATATCTCTCGTCATTCGCTTATTCCCATTATGGACTTATCGGAGCGGGAGATATCTTTGAATTAATAATTCAAGTTTCGTAAGTGCTGCATTCCGCATGGATTGTACTGCATGGATTATACTGCTGAGAATTATACCGCTGAGAATTATTCCGCAGGGAATTATACCGCAGGGAATTATACCGCAGGCTTCCCCTCCTTTTGGGAAGGAGGGGTGCCCAAAGGGCGGGGTGGTAGGTAGAGATAAGGTATATTCCTTATTTCTTTTAAAAAGGTAAACTCATTATTTTTCCTACCACCTCCCCCTACGGGGACTCCTCCTTCCCGAAGGAGGAGAAGCTATGCAGGATGCTTGCGAAACTTGAATCAACAAGATAAACCCTTCTTCACCCTCGTGGTGAAGAAAACTCCGAGAAGCACCAGTACGAAGTCATTCGCTTGTGAAAGTCAATTCTTCCATGCTGTGTTTCTTAAGAAAAGGGATGTCTTCCTAATAATTTCCCACTGGCATCCCTTTTATTTACTCTTAATGCATTTCCCTTATTGTGCCGGCCGTAATGTCGGTCATAATTTCCCCTATGAAAAGGGAGATGTCTTGAGGATATAGAAAGCCCGGGCTTGCGAAAGTCCGGGCTTTTCAATACTTACTCTTCGCTCCAACACTTTTCGGCGTCGAAGCAAGGACAAGCCTTGATCCATTCCTCCGGTTCAATCTCACCGTTGCCATTGAGGTCGGGACTCAGGTCACGATGTCCGCAGACACGACATCCGGGATAATCCCTCAATAACGTCAGGATAAGCACACGCAAAGAATGTTTCTGCCACGGTGTCCGGGTGTCTTTGGGATGTCCCTCGCTGTCCAGACCGCCCTCATAGCAGATACCGATACTTTCACTGTTGAAGCCACGGGCGTGCGCACCGATGCGTTCGAGAGGACGGGTCGATTTGATGTCCCCATTCTTGCGAATATAAAAATGATACCCCACACCGTTGAAACCACGACGACGGTGGCAAACGTCCAAGTCGTGCTCGGTGAAACTCTTGTCCTCACGAGTGGCGGAACAGTGGACAACGATCAGACTGATAGCTCTCATGCGTTGCCGTTATTTCGTTGGATACACTCTTTATTGACGCATTGCAGGGCAATAGCTTCCGACAACTTACCTTTCAGCGAAAAGATTTCGGAATGCATCTCCTTCACACGGTCGCTCAGGTTGAAATAATCCTTCAATACCTTCTCAAGCTGCTGCATGAGGAAATTGTACTGCTCTTTCACTAATTCGCTGAATTCTTTGACTTCCTGCATCATCTGTTGACGCTTCTTGCGACCTCCGAAAAAAGGAAGGACGGTCATGATAATATCAATGATTTTGTCTAACATCTTATTTAATTAAAAATTGAATATTGAAAGTTGAAGATTGAAAACAGAAACCGCATGGCGTGGAACCGTAGAAGTCGGCTCCTGAAGCCATGCGGGACTGTTTTTCGGGTTTTATACTGACGGGTCCGGTGTCACTCCGCCTCCGCCCGGTTTCTCCTCACCCGAACCTCCGGAGCCGCTACCCGAACCACCCTCGTCCGGATCGCTGCCGTCGCCTTTACCACCCAATGCGAACACCACATTATTATCGCTCTGCGTACTCGTGTGGCTCGAATTGATTAACTTCAGCGCCTTATCGGCAACGAAACGGACATTGACACGGCGGATACTGCGTACCGTGCAATCCTTCTTCACCTCCGTACCGTCACTGGTCAAGGTGATATGAAACGTTCCCAACCCGTCGATTTTCACTTTATCGCCCTGAGTAAGCGACAACCGCAACTGCTCCACAAATGCTTCAATGGTATGCTTCACATCCCCTGCCGTAAGCGACGACTTGCTTTCAATGGCGGCAGCCATTGTATCGACATCCATGACTCTTACATTGCCGGCTTTCTGGCGAATGTAATACAACATCGGAGCATCCTCCTGATTCACATACTTCCTACGCTGATAGCGTTCTACTAATACATCCATAAAATTAAAAAGTTAAGGTTTAGATAAATAATTCTATAATCTCTTTCTGATACTACAAATATACAAAATCCAAGAGGCGAAGTCAAGTAATCAACCGTTTATTTTCTCTATATTTATAAAATAATTTGGCAGATATAATAGTTGATAATCTATTATTTACTGTTATATTATTTATATAAATAATCAAAACTATTTGGCATATTTATTCAAATATTCCATTGGAGGAACATAGTCATAAAATTTTGTAATAGACTGATTATGTCCGAAATACACATTTCCCGTCTCCCCGTTACGTTGCTTGGCAACGATAGCCACACCCAGTCCCTCTGTCGGGTAACCGCTTTCGCGGTCGGTCGGAATATGCAGCATAGCCGGTCGGTAAAGGAGTATAACGATGTCCGCATCCTGTTCGATTGCTCCGCTTTCGCGCAGGTGTGCCAGTTCCGGACGACCTCCGGGACGGTTCTCCGATTCACGGTTCAACTGGCTCAGCAGTACGACGGGGATATGCAACTCCTTTGCCAGCAACTTCGCTTTGCGGGTGGCTTGTGCCACCTCCTGTTCCCGGTTCCGGTTGACCTGCTTGGTGCTCATGTCGCAAAGTTGCAGGTAGTCGATGATAATCATGTCACACTGCTTGCGGCTTTTCAGCAGCCGTGCGCTCGAACGGATGTGATCCATGCTGACGGAAGAACTGTCGTCCACGTAGATAGGCAGTTGTGCCAGTCCCGAGGCGGTGGTGCGTGCCTCCGCTACCTCTTGGGGATTGGGAATCCCGTTGCGCCACCGGTACGGGTTGATGTTGCAGGCGGCCATTAGCCAACGGTCCCCAAGGCGTTCGCCCTGCATTTCGAGACTGTACACGGCTACTGCGTTCCCCGCCAGAGCCGCATGGCGTGCCAGGTGGAGGACGAAGGCCGTTTTGCCTACCGAGGGACGGGCGGCGATAACGATGAGGTCATTGTCCTGTAAGCCACCTGTTTTCTTGTCCAGTTCCGTCAGACCGGTGGGAATGCCGGTGACGCCGTTCACGCTCTTAGCGATGCGTCTTTCGGCTTCTTTCATTGTGTCCGCCATAAGGGTTTCCATGTCGCGGATGTGGGCGTTGTGGCCGGATTCACCTTCGAGACGGTCGAGGAGGTTGTGGGCGTCTATGAGAGTGTCGTCGATGTCGATCGTCTCGTCCATGGCACAGGTGAGCAGCTTGTTGAAGCCGACGACCATTTCGCGTGCCAGGTATTTCTGGTGAATGATTTGCGCGTGATATTCGATATGTGCGGAGGAGGCGACTTTGCTGCTCAGTTGCACAATGGCATACGGTCCGCCTATCGCATCCAGATTTCCGCGACGGGCGAGTTCTTCCTTGACGGTCAGTATGTCGATCTTTTTGCCGGCATAATACATCGCCATGAGGGCGGCGAAGATCAGTTGGTGGTGGTCGTCGTAGAACATTTCAGGGCGTAACTTGTCCGCTATGAGCGGCAACGCTTCCTGCTCTATCAGGCAGGCGCCTATGACGGCTTCTTCGAGTTCGGGTGCGTGTGGTTGCATATTCTTTGTCTTTTTAGTCCATATATTCGTTCAGAAAAGCCTTGTCTTTTAGGTAAGTGGAAGCGTGGGCGATGAAGCGGGTGTCGTTGGTGTGGTAGTAGACGTCCTCGATGCGGTCTATTGCCAGTTGTTGTTCCTCGCGGGTGAGCTTGTTCCATTCGCGGCGGCCACGGGCGACGTTGACTTTCGGCTTCCGCATCACGGTGTGGTATTTGTCCCAGAAACGGTCGAAGTCTGTGGAGATTTCTTCCTTTCGGGCGTCTTTGGCTTCCGAAGGGATACGTCCGGTCCAAAGATCAAAGTTGGTGATACGGATATGGAGTATCTTTTCCTGATGAGGGATGAGGTCTATAATGCCTCCTTTGGCCAGTCGTTGAAAGAAACGGGTGGTTTTGGGGCGTGTCCAGCCGAAAATATTGCTCCAGTGGTGATAGCTGATAAGGGAGTCACCGCGTTTGCATAGAATGATTGTCCCGTTGATGTCGTATGGCACGTCGGAATAATTGGTGTGCGCCAGGATTTGGAGAAATGCTTCTGTCTCTCCGGCAGCGCCGTCGGTTGCTTGTCTGTTTAGTAATGCCCGGGGGATAGTGATGTAACCTTGTTTGAGAGATGATGTAGTTAATTGTTTCATGAATTGAAATGGTTTATTGTTTTACACTCGTTGTTGAATGCGGTGTAAATATAAGGCGATATTTCCCGTCGGCAAAATAGCGTTGGACGCTGTTGGCGGATATGGACGGTGGTGTAGTATTTGGACGGAAAGAGCCGGTAATAAATTGTCGGTGTTGATAGGGAAGGAGAGAAAAACGAGGATTCTGCCCGGTCAAGGCAGAACCTTCGTTTCAGTGAAACAGAGCCTTCATTTCGGTGAAACAGAGGCTCTGTTTAGGGGAAATAGAGCCTTTGTTTAGGGAAAATAGAGGCTCTGTTTTCGGGACTGTGACCGTGCCACCAACCGTGCCGCCCTCTTTGTGATGATAACCGTTTGTATATGAGGGTTTTGCACGGGTGCTGAAAAACGGGGCGTGCCACGAACCGTGCATATATAAATAAAAATATATATTATTCTATATTATATAGTTCGCTCAACTCATTTTTTCCGTGTTTTGCCTACTTCTGGTTTTCCGGTGTTTCGTCATGACCGTGCAGCTTAATCTCGGGAGGTCCCCAGGTGGTGAAAAGTATGCACTGTTGTTTGGGGCTGAGGCGTGCGGTCTTGTGGGTGTAGTGCGTAGGCTTTAAGTCCGCGAGCAATTGCGCGTCGTTCTCTATGTCATGGCGCATTCTTTTGATTGCAGCGTCAGTGCTGGTGTACTCCGGAAAGTATTCTACTGCTGCTATGGAGAAAGATTTGAAACCTTTAATACTCCATTCGTCCTCATCGTCAATCTCTTTGACTTTTTTCAT